CGGTAAATTTAATCATTTTTTAATACTCCCAAAGTGTCGCGCCGGTATTGGCGCGGGATCTTTATCGCATACTTTGAGCATAAAAAAAACCCCGCACTGTGGCGGGGTATGTTTCAGCGGTTCACTGGTCACAATAGGTCCGCCAGCTTTGTCACCTTTTCACGTAACGGATTCAGCGGATCAAACTCCGCAAGCTTTGTCTCCGCCTCATCCAGTAGCGCGACAGACTGCGCCAATATCGAATGACACTCCGCGTAAGCTTCCCGCGCTTCATCGTGGCGACCCGACAACGCCATCACTCCGGCGTATTGAATCTGAAATAAAGCGCGGCGCACGTTATGCTCAAGTGATGGGTCCATTAATCGAACCTCGCAGTTTTAACGCAATCACCATCGGTAAGCGCAACGATGCCGTACGGGTAAACCAACACGCGCAATTGGTGCGAGCGAATATCTACCAATGGGAATAAATCGGACTCGCCGGGGTAAGAATAAACACCGGTGACGGGGTCAACCTCGCCGCCCATGGGGTACATAAAACCACCCATGCCATAGACATCGTTCATCGCTTGCGCGACAGTGTCGAGTGTTACGTCTCCGCGCTCATCCGATATCATTACCGCTTCCGCGAAAATGTGGGGGATATAACCCGCCCATTCCTTGCAGTGTTCCTCGCACTCATCAACGCCACCATAGTGACCGGTGCTAATGTAGTGACCCTGCGGATCAGCTTCTAATCTATAAAGTAATTCTCTCATCTTATTTTTGCCTCCAAGTTTTTAACCATGTCAGCTTTACGCGCTTTCCATTGTTCAATAGTGCGCCCATTCTTTTCTGTGAATTGCGAAGCTTTCGCCCGCGCCAGTGCGCCAGTGCGGCGCTCGTTTTGCTTGTATGCTTTTGGCATTTTTTTAATTCCCAAAGTGTCGCGGCGACATTACCGCCCGCCCTTTATCGCATATATGCGATTGAAAAAAAAGCCCTTTAATTAGAAGCTATAATTTCCGCGCTGTTTTTATTGGACCCGTGCGGGGTAAATCCCACGACGCACCGACGATTGGAGCGCTGGCATAGCTGGCAAGCTTTGCAGTCCGTGTCGAGATATTCAGCGGGACACCTCACGAACTGGACGCTGTCGCGCCTAAACTTGCGCCAGTCTTTGCCACGCTTGTTTGCGGCTACCAGTGCGACAGTAGGCAACTCGCGCCGGTATAGCTTAACCGCTTGTTTTTCAGTGTCCGCGCTCGCGTTAATAGTAAACCCGCGCCGATTCGCCATGTTCACTAAGCCCTCGTTAATCATTGTCATAGGGTAATGGGTATACGTAAACCCTTTACGCCCGCTGTTAGCTTCGACTAATTGAAGCAATTTAGAAACGTGAATTTGATTGTCGCCGGATGGCGGTAAATCCCCAGCGACGTTATGCCGCCACAATTGGCCGTCGGGTAAGGCGCGGATCTGATCAAGTAAATGAGACCATGACGCGCCGCGCTCTCCGCTGTCGACTTTATCCCAATTAAGACGGGTCCAGAAAAGCGCTTCATCATAGCAACCCGCGTTACCTTTTAGCGGGCAGGCTGGCGGGCAAGTATCCCGCGAACTATTCGTTACCGGTATCGCTCCGGTTTTAGCGTTACTGCTTTTTTTAATGAACTGAAAAAACATTGTGAAACCTCCCAAAGTGATCACCGTCGCAGACTATCGCATATTGCAGGCAAAAAAAACCCCGCCG